CTCACTTTAAGGGCAAAGGCTTCTACTCAACAGATAAATAGTTATCCACAGAAGTTATCCACAGGGTCTAACAAAGGAGTTAATCCAATGCGAAACACCGCTCTGAGCAGGACTTTTACAAATAGATTTGACATCGATGGTACGCTAACGGCGCAGAGCCTCTCAAAGGCTCACCGCGAGCCCCTTCGGGGCGTAGCTCGCGGGGTGCTAGTAGCTATTGGGATAGCTCTATGCATCATGCCTGATGCAGGTGGATCTAAACCAATGCAATATGTAACTTATAAAGAATATGCACTACATCTATTGAATTATGATTATCAACAATATAAATGCTTAGCCATACTTTATGGTAAAGAATCAGCCTGGAATCCTAAAGCTGTTAATGGATCACACTATGGAATACCTCAAGGTAAGAGTGAGTGGCTTAAAGACCAAGACGGGTATGCACAGGTACGATGGGGCTTGTCATACATCTATAATCGATACACCACACCATGCAAAGCATTAGATCATTGGAAGGCAAAGAATTGGCATTAGATATAGAAGATACTGTTATGTGTAATAGATGTGAGACACGCATTGATGAAGCAGAAGCTATGCAAGTCCATGCTTGGTGGCTATGTGGTAATTGTTATGATGAGATCTAATGGCTATTGATAAGTTAAACAGCAGGAGATACCGCGAACAGCGAGAGCGTGTGTTCATGCGTGATGGTAGAAGCTGCCAGTTGTGTGGCACAGATGAAGGTGAGATGCATATCGATCACATCATTCCACGCAAGGTAGGTGGCGATCATAGTCTTGATAATCTTCGTGTGTTGTGTAAGAGCTGCAACCTACGCAAAGGTGCGCTCAATGAGGGTGTTTTTTTAGCACAGACGGCTACCCCCCCTGTCTTTCTTGGCAATATCTCCCCGATGCAGTCCGAACCGATGCTGGACAGTCCGTTTAACACCCGACCCAGTCCGAGTCAATGACAGATAAACCCAAACGCTCCAAAGCCCTACGAGGGGCAACCAAGCCAAGGCTTCACAGTCCACTTCTCAAGGGCGAAAACAAGCTGCAAGATGTTAAAGACTTATGCGACATCGTAAAGATGCCCTTAATGCCGTGGCAGGAATATGTATTAAAGGACATGCTCACTATTGACAAAAAAGGCATGTGGATTCGTAAGACAAACCTGATTCTGGTAGCACGGCAGAACGGCAAAACACATCTGGCCCGTATGTTGATATTGGCACACCTGATTAAGTGGAACACCAATGTCCTCATTATGAGCTCTAACAGAAGCATGGCACTAGATACCTTCAGACAAGTAACTCACCTATTGGAGACCAATGACCACCTCAAGGGATTCGTTAAACAGATTAGACACGCCAACGGCACAGAGTCAATTGAGATGTTATCTGGCGCAAGGCTTGATGTTGTGGCAGCAACTAGAGACGGCTCTCGCGGTAGATCAGTTAACGGACTCCTGTACATCGATGAAGTCCGAGAGATCACTGAAGATGGATTTAGAGCTGCAACTCCAACTACTAGAGCTCACCCAAACTCTCAAACGCTTCTTACCTCTAATGCAGGAGACGCTTTCAGCACTGTCCTTAATGACCTCAGAGAACGAGCCATTGACTACCCGCCCAAGTCCTTTGGATTCTATGAATACTCAGCTCCACAGTACTGCAAGATAACAGACCGAGCAGCTTGGGCTATGGCTAATCCTTCTCTGGGGTACACAATTACAGAGGAAGCCATCGAGGAAGCGATTGCTACTTCACCGATTGAGAACACGCGTACTGAAACTCTTTGCCAATGGATCGATTCGCTAAGCAGCCCTTGGCCCCATGGCATTCTTGAGGAAACTAGCGATAGCGATTTAGTTATGAGCCCAGGGGCTTACACCGTCTTTGGCTTTGATGTTAGTCCTTCAAGGCGTAACGGCTCACTCGTAGCAGGTCAATTATTGCCAGACGGCAGGATTGGCATCGGCATCCTAGAGACTTACAGCTCACAGGTAGCCATCGATGAGTTAAAGATGGCTGCTTCTATCAAAGCATGGGCAGACATTTATAAGCCACGCCTAGTCTGCTTTGACAAGTACGCCACCCAGACTATTGCAGATCGCTTGGCTAATTCTGGCGTTGTTGTAGAAGATGTCTCAGGGCAGCAGTTCTATAAAGCCTGCGGAGATCTCCTAGAAGGCTTAGTCAATCATCGAGTAGTCCATAACGGCCAAGCCGAGTTCATCCAGCAGATGAATAATTGCGCAGCTAAAGTCAATGACTCAGCTTGGAGAATCATCAAGCGTAAATCGGCTGGCGATATTTCAGCCCCGATTGGCATCGCAATGGCAGTAAGTAAGTTAATGATTCCTCAACCTAAGCCGCAGATTTATGGTTAGACACACCCCTACCACATTGTACAATTACTTGACAAATGGTATCCTTTATGACTATGGGTCTATTTCGCAAAACTGAAGCAATCTCTGACGATAAGCGTTCATCGCTTTTAGCGCAATATGCCCCTTCTATTATGGGCGAGAATCTTAACTCGCTTTACAACTACATCTTGCCGCGTGTCTCACGCAATGAAGCAATGTCAGTTCCTTCTGTAGCTCGATGCCGTAATTTACTTTCAGGCGTTATTGGTGGACTGCCGCTTAACCTATATCGCATATCGACAGGTGAAGAATTAGGCAATCCAGTATGGGTTGATCAACCAGCTTTAAACCAACCACGCTCTGTAACAATGGCTTGGACTGTTGATTCATTGATGATGTATGGAGTTGCTTACTGGCAAGTTACAGAAGTTTATGCAGAAGATGGCAGACCTTCTCGGTTCCAATGGATCCCGAATGTCAAAGTTACATTTAACACAGACCTTTACGGCATGACTGTCACTCAGTATTTTATTGATGCGGTTGCTGTACCTATGTCAGGTCTTGGCTCTATTGTTACTTTCCAATCATTCGATGAAGGTATATTAGAGCGCGGATCTGAAACAATTAGAGCTGCAATCGATCTTCGTAAAGCAGCAGTATTGTCAGCCAGCACACCGGTCCCCAGTGGCGTGTTACGGAACAACGGGGCTGACCTAGATCCTAAAGAGATCGCTGGACTTCTTGCAGCATGGAAAAACGCTCGCAACAATCGCAGCACAGCTTATTTAACCTCTACTTTGGAATATCAGCCAACATCATTCTCACCAAAAGACATGATGTATGACGAAGCACAACAATTCCTAGCGACTGAAATTGCTCGTCTATGTTCGATTCCTGCTTACCTTCTCAGCGCAGAAGCCAATACATCAATGACATATGCCAATGTGTTAGATGAGCGTAAGCAATTCTTCTCGATGAGCCTTGCGCCTTATGTAAATGCAATTCAGGATCGTTTATCAATGGATGATATTACTGCTCGCGGTAATGCAGTTCGTTTTGATGTTGATTCATCATTCCTAGCAACTGAACCAATGGAACGCTTGCTAGTAATTGAGAAGATGTTATCTCTAGGCTTAATTACAGTTGAGCAAGCTATGGAGATGGAAGATCTAACGCCTAACGGCAGCGAAGGAATCGAATAATGGAAAACCAAGTAATCACCTTCACGGCAGGATTAATTGCCAATGTTGAGGAACGCTTAATTTCAGGCAAGATCGTGCCAGCAGGTACAGGCGAAGTCGGTAACACTTCAGCAGGTAAGGTCGTATTCGAGAAGGGCGCAATCGCACTTCCAGAAGATCCTAAGACTATCAAGTTGCTTAATCAGCACGACATGAAGCAGCCATTAGGCAAGGCAACACAATTCACAGAGCAAGAAGATGGCATCTATGCATCGTTCAAGATCTCACGTTCTAATCGTGGATCTGAAGCTCTTATCCTTGCTGAAGAAGGATTGCAATCAGGTCTTTCAGTCGGCGTAGAAGTTATTAAGTCAAAGCAGAAGGGCAATGTGATGTTCGTATCCGCTGCCCGATTGTTCGAGGTTTCATTGGTAACAGAGCCAGCATTTAAGTCTGCTCAGGTTATCGATGTAGCGGCTGAGGAAACTCCAGAGGTCGTAGAAGAAGAAATCACACCAACAGAAAGCGAGACAGCTGTGGAGAATACTCCAGAGACAGTTGCAGCACCAGCAGTAGAAGCAGCAGCGGTTGAAGCTGCTCGTCCAACTGTAGTGACAGCAACTACATTCGTGCGCGAGCGCGTAGCACCAATCACAGGTGCGCAGTACCTAGAAGCAAACATCAAGGCAGCACTTGGTGATGACGAAGCACGCCGCATTGTACGAAGTGCGGATGATTCGACTTCAACAAATACAGGTCTGACATTGCCGCAGCACCTAAACACTTTCATCACTGACACCTTCACAGGTCGCCCAGCTTTTGAAGCAGTGACACGCCAAGCTCTAATTGAGTCAGGGATGTCATTTACTGTCCCTCGCCTGTACACAAACGATGCAACTCCAGATGTTGCACCAACAGTTGCAGACACAAACGAAGGCTCAGCACCATCTGAGACAGGCATGACATCTGCTTACGACACAGTAACAGTTGAGAAGTTCTCAGGACTACAGCGCGTATCATTCGAGCTTGTAGATCGTTCATCACCTGCATTCATGGAATTGATGATGACAGAACTCCGCAAGGCATACGAGAAGGCTACAGATGCAGCTCTTATTGCTAAGTTCATCTCTGCTGGTACAACAGCAACAGGTGTAGCAGCAACAGCAGCAGGACTACAGTCATTCGTGTCTGTAGAAGGCGCAGCAGCATACAAGGGAACTGGCGGAGATTTCGCTAACAAGCTTGTTGCTTCAACAGACCAGTGGGCAGCGATCACAGGATACGCTGACACAACAGGTCGCCCACTTTATTCAGCACAAGGTCCAACATACAACGCAGCAGGAAACGCAGTAGCGACTTCTGTTCGTGGCGGAATCCTAGGCACCGACTTAATCGTCGATCACAACATCTCAGCTTCAGGCATCGTTGATAACTCAGCCTTCTTGGTTGCACCATCATCTGTCTATGCGTGGGAGTCTCCAACAACTCAGCTTCGCGTCAATGTTTTGACTTCAGGCGAGATCGAGATCAACCTTTACGGATACTTGGCACTTTATGTTGCTAAGTCAGGTAAGGGTGTTCGTAAGTTCAACCTAACTTAATAAACATAGGTAACTAAGTACACTCTAGGGGGTCAGTAGCCCTCTGACTCCCTAGAGTCTTTAGAAAGGAAAACAATGGCACTTACTACAGTCGCAGAACTCCGATCAACACTCGGAGTCGGTACGCTGTACCCAGATGCCACCTTGCAGGAAGTCTGCGATGCAGCAGATGATGTCCTGCTTCCTATGCTTTGGACTAACTCAGAGATCGTTGTTTCACACAGCTCTGTCGTAGGGTCTGGCACTTTATACTTTAATAACAAGTTAGAAGATGTATTTTATGTAGGGCAGACAGTAACTATTGCAGGATGTGGTTCATCATTTAACGGCTCTAAAGTTTTAACAGCAGTTGGTGAATACTCAATCACTATGGCTACCAACCATGCGGCAGTTAAGCCTAAGCATCCTGTCCAGCCTTATGGCTCAGTAACAGCAACAAATTACACAGACTGGACAACTGACGATGCAGTCCAGCAAGCAGCTTTGATGATATCTGTTGAAATCTGGCAAGCGCGTACAGCCACCCTTTCAGGCAGTAACGCAGTCGATTTCCAGCCAAGCCCTTACCGAATGAGCGCACAGCTTCTCGCTAAGGTGCGAGGATTAATCGCGCATGCACTTGCGCCTACATCGATGGTGGGATAATGCCCGTTGCCGTCACTACTCTTAGAACCACATTAGCCACTGCTCTAGTAGATAACGCTAAGTGGCAAACCTTTGCTTTTCCACCTGCGACAGTCCTGGCTAACTCTGTAATTGTTTCTCCAGATGATCCTTACCTAACACCTAGCAACAATCAGCACATAGGCATTAGTCCGATGGCTAACTTTAAGATTGTTATGACTGTGCCACTGTTTGACAATGAAGGAAACCTTAACGGGATAGAAGATACAGTCTGTAGCGTGTTCGCTAAGCTCGCTGCATCATCTCTCGTCTATAATGTAAGCGCAATAAGCGCACCAAGTATTCTCAACGCTGCATCGGGTGACCTACTCAGCTGCGAGATGTCCGTATCAATCCTTACGAGTTGGAGTTAATATGTCCGAGTGGGAAAAAGAGAACGAAGCCTTCCTGAAGAAAATCGGGCAGGTAGCACCAGCAGTATCAAAGCCAGCAACTACTAAGAAGGACGAGGAATAATCTCATGGCTGTATTTCTAAATAACAATGTAGGTGTGAAGATTAACTCAGTCGATCTTTCAGACCATGTAACAGCAGTAACAATCAACCGCGTATTCGATGAGCTAGAAGTTACCGCAATGGGTGACTCATCTCACAAATTCGTTAAGGGTTTAGAGTCATCAACAGTGACAATCGACTTCCTGAACGACACAGCTTCAGCGAATGTATTAGCAACACTACAGGCAGCATGGGGAACAACTGTCACAGCAGTATTCCTACAGACAAAGGGAACAGCAGTCTCAGCGACTAACCCTCTGTACACAGTCTCATTGCTAGTCAATAACACAACAGACATTAATGGTGCTGTTGGAGATATTGGCACACAGTCAATTACATTTACTGCTAACTCAACAATCGCAGTAGCATCAACAGGCACATTCTAAACAAACTATAAAGGGGCAAACTCATGGCAAAACTAAAGATAGTTCGTACAGATGGAAGCGTACTAGAAGGCGAGATCACTCCAGCAGTGGAGTACTCATTTGAGCAGTACGCTAAAAAGGGCTTTCATAAGGCGTTCCGCGATGAAGAAAAGCAGAGCGATGTCTATTGGTTAGCATGGGAAGTAACACGCAGAGCAGGTGAATCTGTTAAGCCTTTCGGGATTGACTTTATCGAGACACTTAAGAGTGTTGAGGTATTAGACTCAGACCCTTTAGCTTAAAGCGCGATCTTCCGTTCACCTATCTAATCGCTAGGCTAAGCATTAGATTGGGAATCGCGCCACAGCAGTTGTTGGATCTAGATAAGACTATGCTCGATGCATTAGTGCAGGGGCTCAAGGATGAAGCGAAAGAGGTGAGCGATGCCAGCAAGCGTAAAGGGCGGCATTGAGCTTCGCAAGGCTCTTCGTAAGTTCACTCCCGATCTTGCTAAGGAAACCCAGCAGGAGATTAAGACAGCAATCAGACCTATCAGTCAATCGGCTAAAGGTTACATTCCAGATCGTGGAGACATTCTTAGCGGTTGGCTTCCCCGTCAGATGTCAGAAGGAACATTTCCTACCTTTAATCCTTCAGAAGCTAAGTCAAAGATTGGCTTTAAGACTACGCCATCAAAGCGTAACTCCAGAGGATTTAGATCCCTTGCCCAAGTTTTTAACAAGAGCAGAGCTGGATCAATCTACGAAAGAATGGGCAAGGTAAGCCCACAAAGTCAGTTCGTCATCAATCAAGATGGCAAGTTCCGAGCACCTCTTAAAGGTAAAGGTCGTATGCAAGGTCGTGTCCTTTATCGTGCCTATGACGAGAACAACGGCAAAGCCAGAGAAGGCGTTCTTACAGCTATTGCAACAGCAGGCAGAAAACTTAATCAACGCGCAACGGTGAGAGGCTAATCATGGCTAATGTAATTATTGACATTGCAGCTGAGTTCACTGGTAACAAAGCATTTAAGCAAGCCGATAGCGCAACGGAGAAACTTACCAAAGGCGTTAAGAAGTTAGCAGGCGCAGTAGGTATTGCCTACAGCACCAAGGCTGTTGTTGCCTATGGCAAAGCGGCAGTAAAGGCTTTTGCAGAAGATGAAGCAGCGGCAAACAGACTAAGCCGAGCAGTTGAGAATCTAGGCATTGGCTTTGCTAATCCTGCTATTGCTGATTACATTGGCAAGTTAGAAAAGTCTGCAGCAATTGCCGATGACATTCTTCGCCCTGCCTTTCAGGGTTTGCTTACCACCACTGGTTCGTTAGTCCAATCTCAGAAGCTTCTTAATGATGCAATCACTATCAGCCGAGCATCTGGCATTGATTTAGCAACAGTTACCGAGGATCTTGGTAAGGGTTATGTCGGAATTACTCGAGGTCTCACTAAATACAAGACAGGTTTAAGCAGAGCAGAACTCGAATCCAAGTCATTTAACGAGATTCTTGGGGTTATCTTAAAGAAATCAGCAGGCGCAGCAGAAGATTATCTTGGGTCAACTGCTTACTCAATGGATGTCTTGGGTATAGCTACTGGGAATGCTTCCGAGATTATTGGCGGCGGTTTGGTCGATGCCTTGGCTCTTGTAGGTGGTGGCACAGAAGCCTCAGATGCAGCTTATGTAATCGAGAACATTGCAAGTGCTTTGGCTAAGGTCACAGTACAGTCAGGTCGCACCATCGGTGTAATCCCGACTCTTATTCAGAATCTTAAGAAGCTGCCAAAGGAGATATTCCAAGGCTTTGCAGGTGCCCAAATTGGTGTCAATGTCATACCTCCAGTAAAAAAGGCAGAAGCCAAGGTTACGCTTACTGAAAAAAGACAACAAGAACTATTAGCAAAACTTGAGAAGGATTCCTTAAAGCGCGAGCGTGAAAGACTGTCTCTCAAGAATAAGCAATTAGCTACAGACAAAGCTAAAGCCCTTGTTGCTAAAGGTGAACTTGCCTTGCTTAAGGGTGAAGAAGTCTTTGACATTGAGAAGATCCAAAACGCAGCAGCTCTTAAATCCCAGGCTGAGCAATTAGCCAAGGCAACCGATGGAACTCAGTTACTTCAGATCGCTAATGACACGGCTCGACTAAATGTCAAGAGGTCAATCCTTGTTCTTGAGGATGCTATGGCTTCTAAGGATGAAGCATCCATTAAAGCTGCAACGGCTAAGTTAAATGAAGATCTTAAGGTCTTAGGCGTATTAGAAAATCAAGATATAAAACTCAAAGACATTAAATCAATCCTTGAGACCCTAAAGCCTAAGGATCTAATCAACATAGATAACCTGAAGGAAGCATTGGATTTACTAAAGCAGATTGCCATGCCAGTTGGTGGCGGTGGCGCAGCATCCTTAGGTGCACCTTCTATGCCTAGCAGCTTAAACCCTATCTCTGGGGCTGGTGGCGTTAGAGCACCTAAAGCATTTAGTGATAAAGAACTACAATACTTTGAGGATCTAAACTCAGCCATGTATGCAGACTTATTTGCTGGTGGTAAAAATCCTTTTGCTACATCCTCATCTTCTGGCACTCCAGTCACCATCGTAAATAACTTTGGCGTTGTCGGAGACCCTAACGCAGCAGCCGAGCTCATGAATCAAACCTTGCAAGAAGCTATCGATCGTGGAACTTTGAGAGTTACTGCATAATGACATGGCTTCCAGAATGGCGAGTGACAGTAGGTGATGATGTCTATACGACTGTCACCTCTGTTTCCTATGCTTCTGGTCGCTTAGACATTGATCGCCAACCTACAGCAGGTTACTGCCAAGTAACAATAGTCAATACAGACAACTCACCATTTACCATCAATGTCACAGAGCCAATCCTTTTAGAGCTTAAGAACTCATCGGGCACTTATGTCACTGTATTCGGTGGCGAAGTATCAGACTTTAATATCGGTGTCAGAAGCCCAGAAGAAGTAGGTTTTATTACTACTGGCACTATCTTGGGCATTGGCTCACTTGCCAGACTTACTAAGGCTATCTATAACACAGCACTTGCAGAAGGTTTGGACGGAGCACAGATCGCAGCCATTCTAGGCGGTGCACTTAACCTGACATGGGCAGAGGTCACACCTACTGTTACTTGGGACACTTATCCACCTACTGTGACTTGGGCAGATGCCGAGTCCTACATCGGCACGATTGATTCAGGCTTCTACACGATGATTGCTCTAGCTGCTAACGCTTCTGCCAAGTCGCAAACCCTTGCAGACCAGATTGCTAACAGCGCATTGGGTCAGATCTACGAGGAAAAGGACGGAGATGTTTCCTATGACGATGCAGACCACAGATCTAACTATCTTGCAGCAAACGGCTTTACTAACCTTGATGGCTCATATGCAACACCAAGTTCTATCACTGCCACAACTCAAGTTGCACGCATCCGTAACAGCCTTATCTATCGTTACGCCACAGGATACGCCAGTACCTACAGTACCTCTGATACCGACTCCATAGCCTCATACGGGCTCTTTGAGCGGTCTGTGGACTCTAACATTAAGAACCTTGCAGACATCACGGATATTGCCGCTAGAGAACTTGCACTGCGTAAGACTCCACGCGGATCATTAGGTGCGATTACCTTCCGTTTAGATAATCCCGACATGCCGAGTGCCATGCTTGACAGCCTTATTGGTGTCTTTTTTGGTCAGCCTGTATTGATTAGCAACTTGCCTAGCAATCTTCTCGGTGGAACCTTTGATGGCTTTGTAGAGAATGTAGCACTACGGGCAACTCCTAGTTTTACGGAGATTACTCTTTATGTTTCAGCTACAGATTTCTCACTCAGCACTACACAATGGGAAACAGTATTGCCAGCCTCACTTATCTGGACTGGCGTAAATGGTACACTTACTTGGACTAACGCGACTGGAGCACTAACCTAATGGCAACTACAACACCTAACTTCGGCTGGACTGTTCCTACATCTAGCGATCTAGTAAAGAATGGCGCGACAGCCATTGAGACACTAGGTGACTCTGTTGATGCATCTTTTGCAGGTTTAACAGTTAATGCCCAGACTGGCACTACCTACACAGCGGTAAAGGCAGACGGACTAAACGCTATTGTTACGATGGACAACGCTTCAGCAAACACTTTTCGCATCCCAACCGATGCGACTTACGCTTTTCCTATTGGCACAACTTTGCTTGTCTATCAGAAGGGTGCTGGAGTAACTACAATTAATGCTGTTACTTCTGGTACTACAACTGTAGTCAGCGCAGGCGCAGTCCTTGCAGCTCCAGTCCTTGCGCGTTACAAGTCAGCAGCCTGTATTAAGATCGCTACTGATTCTTGGGTTGTAGTAGGTGGCATTGCGTAATGCTGAATTCTCTTATTGGTGTTATCGCTTCTAGTGGTATACCAGCTTCGACTAACTCTTACGAGTCGATTGCTACTGTAACCATTGGAGCAGGTGGAGCATCTACGGCATCCTTTAGCAGTATTCCATCTACTTATCAGCATTTACAGATTCGCATCCTGGCTAAAACTGGTGATGCTGGTGCGTTCGGTGCTGCAATAATGTCAATCAACGGTGGTGCAGGAGAAGCAAGACACGATCTTTACGGTACAGGATCGGCAACAGGTGCAAGCGGTGTCAGCGGTGGTCTCTATGTTTATCTTGGTGGTACTGCTCAATTCGGTGTCGGAGTTGTAGATATTCTGGACTACTTAGATACTAACAAGACCAAAACATCTCGCGCTTTAAGTGGTGTGGACAATAATGGATCAGGTTTAGTAGCTTTAGAATCAGGCTTAGAAACAAGCACTACCGCTATCTCATCTCTAACCTTTACATCTAACAGTGGTAATTTTGCTCAATATTCATCCTTCGCCCTCTATGGAATTAAGGGGTAATCATGCCAGCAACATATGAACCGATAGCCACTAACACTTTAGGCAGCACGGCTACCATTATTACTTTTTCATCTATTCCATCAACTTATACTGATTTAGTTCTTGTCGTTGCTTGCTTGGATAATGGTGGTGGTCGCACTCGCCTTCGGTTAAATGGTGATTCGGCAACAAACTACTCACGCATTAATCTTGTTGGTAATGGCTCAGGAGCAGCTTCTTACCAAGGCACTAGCGAAGCCCAGTTTGATCTATCCGTAGCCGCTGGAACTTCTAGCACAAGTCCAACAGTGCAAGTTATTTCGATTAACAATTACTCCAATACCACTACCAACAAAACCATTCTTTCTCGTTATTCTTTAGCAAGTGGAGCAACAGAAGCAATGGTTGGTCTATATCGTTCCACTTCTGCAATTACTTCTGTATCTTACTTTACGCAGGGTACGATGCAGATTGGTACTACAGCCACCCTCTACGGAATTAAGGCGGCATAATGCCTACTACATTTACCAAGATCGCATCCGTAACGGCAGCAGGTGGCTCTAGCACAATTTCGTTTACTTCTATTCCTTCGACTTACACTGATTTAGTTATTAAAGTTTCTGCAAGAGCTACTTACGCACTCAATTTTCAGGATATCAATATTCGGTTTAACGGCTCAACAACTGGTTATTCATCTCGATTACTACAAGGTGATGGATCTGCTGTTGCTTCGTATAACAACTCATCTAGTGCCTTAGTGTGGGGAGCCAATTCCGTATCTGCTAACGCTACTGCAAACACTTTTAGTAATGGTGAAGTTTATATCCCAAACTACGCTTCTGCTAATAATAAATCTTTATCAACAGATGCAGTAACCGAGAATAATGCAACCGCTGCATATATTCAGGTAGCCGCTGGACTCTGGTCTAATACTGCTGCTATTACTTCTATTGAGATGTATTTAGGTGCAGGAAATTATGTTCAGTACTCAACTTTTACCCTTTACGGCATATCGAAATCATAAGGAGCAAACATGACAACAGCAATCGAAGTGAACTGCGCTACAGGCGAAGTCATCGAGCGTCCACTGACAGCCGATGAAATTGCAGCACAGGCACAGGCAGAAGTAGATCGCCTTGCAGCTGAAGCAGAAGCAGCAGTCAAGGCTGAAGCTAAGACTGCACTACTGGCTAAGTTAGGCATCACTGCTGAAGAAGCGGTTTTGTTACTTGGATGAAGCCACAACTAAGTAAAGCTGCCAAGCAACTACGCGAGCAGTTCGATGACACATTCCCAAGTCGTGACCGCACATCGGATGGTTGGATTGGTGATACCCGACATCAGGCTAAGCCTAGCGATCATAATCCCGATGCTAATGGCTGGGTTCGTGCCATCGATGTTGATCGTGATGTCAGTGGTAGGAGCAAACCAGACCTCATGCCAGATATTGCAGATCAGATTCGTCTCCTATGCAAGTCTAAAAAGGAACGCAGAATTACCTACATTATCTTTGATGGTCGAATTGCCTCAAGCAAAAAGGGTTGGGCATGGCGAGAGTACACAGGGGCTAACAAACACAACCACCACTGTCACATCTCGTTTGCGAAAGAAGCTGACAATGATGGGGCTTTTTTTCAAATACCTATGTTAGGAGCAAGTAATGAATGAACTAAAGACAGCAGCAGGATCTTGGGCTAGAGCTTTTTTAGTAGCAACAATCTCGATGTATGCAGCAGGAGTAACAGACCCTAAGGCACTCATTGCAGCAGGTGTTGCTTCTATTCTTCCACCTGTACTGCGCTACCTTTCACCTAATGATCCTTCTATGGGTATCAAGAAGTGACGCAGGCAGACTTCTTCCAGCTCTATATAGCCACACTCGTAACATTGGGTGGCTTGGCTGGCTTTGTCATTACACACCTTATGTCTGAGATTAAAAGACTTAACGGGCGTGTCGATGAGATTTATAACCTTCTTCTAGAGCGATAATTTTCCTATGGCAAGGAAACCTACTAAGCAGCTAGAGGAACAGGGCTACTCAAAGCTTGATGCTTACTGCATTGGGTTGCATGAGTACTGGAAATCATTACGCAAAGCAGGATTTACTGAAGGCATTGCGCTATTTATGATTACAGATGTTCCCTCTTATCCGCGTTGGATCTTGCCTGATCCAGTCGAGCCAGAGAAGTTTGGCGATTACGAAGATGAGGATGACGATTAAGCGAATAGTCGTAGTGAGTGACCTTCAGGTTCCTTATCATGACAGGGTTGCAACTCGTAACCTTGCTAGTTTTATATCTAAGTTTAAGCCAGACCAAGTAGTCACCATTGGCGATGAAATTGATTTACCTCAAATTTCAAAATGGGAAGAGGGTCGCATGGGAAGTTATGCCCAGACCCTAGATGATGACCGCAACGAAGCAGTGCAGCTACTTTGGGAGTTGGGCGTTACAGACTGCATAAGGTCTAACCACACGGATCGCCTATACAACATCATCATGGCTAAAGTGCCTGCATTCGGAGCATTACCAGAACTGCGCTTTGAAAAGTTTATGAAGTTTGACGAACTCGGTATTACCTTCCACAAGAACCCAATGCCTATTGCACCTAACTGGATTGCAGTCCATGGTGACCACACACCCATTAAGCCACAAGGGGGCTTATCAGCCCTAGAAGCGGCTCGTAGGCATGGTAAGAATGTCATCTCAGGTCATACTCACAGAGCAGGGCGATCAGCCTTCTCAGAGGCTTCTGGCGGTCGTATAGGGCGTGTCCTGCATGGTGTCGAGGTAGGTAATCTCATGGACTTTAAGCAGGCTGCGTACACTAAGGGTGTGGCTAATTGGCAGCAGGCTTTTGCCATCATCTATGTTAACAAGGCTAAAGTCCAGGTAGATCTAATCAACATCGAAAAGGACGGCACTTTTATAGTCGCTGGAAAGTCCTACGGCAGACCTAGATAATCGTTATCAAGTCGTTACCTAAATGTGCTTGATTAGTCGGACACTTCTGTCACACTAATTATGTAGCCAGTCGAGGGCATTGGCACAGATAGGTAAAAATGATTACAAATGTAGAAAAAGAGTTGTTATTAAAACTCTTAATGGAAAAAGCGACAAAAGTGGACAGTGTTAATTTATCACTGGTTCAGACCCCTAGAACAAAAAAGCGTGGATCTGGCACGGGTCGTAGACCAAAGGGAGTTCGAGCATGGAGTCAAGAAGAAATGAATTATCTGAAAGCAGCCATTACAGCTGGTAAAAGCGAAAGAGAAATTGCTAAGGTTTTAGATCGCACATACAAATCTGTAAATTCTAGATTGTATTTATTGCGAAAGGGGCGTATTGCATAATGTCATTTGATATGCCGATTATAGTGCTGCTATTAGCAGCTAATGCTTTATGGTATTTAGTAGGTTGGGCTAAAGGCTTTAACGAAGGCAAGCGTGAAGGCTTGATCGTAGCCAAGTCATTTCAGCGAGTGACACAAGATGCGCGCTAATGAAATCCTACTCACAGCCACAGATACGATCCGTGACCGTGGGCTTTCATACGGTCATCCTGCGGATAACTTGCAACACACAGCAATGCTGCTCTCAGCATACCTACAAACACCAATACATGACTATCAGGTGGCAGGGATCATGGTCTTGGTTAAACTTGCACGGACTAATCAGTCAGCCCAGCACATCGACAACTGGGTCGACCTGTGCAGCTATGGCGCACTCGCAGGACAACTAGCAACCGAGGAGAACGATCTTTATGTTTAATTTAGCCGACTATGAACCAGTTGAGGTGAGACTTGAGAAGTTTATTAAGGACTATCCATCATTCCGTATTGCAACAGAGCTTGAGGTTGTCGAGGCAACTCGATACATTGTTAAGGCGTATCTATTTAAGGATGCTGGCGATGGCGTTGCGTGGGCAACGGGATACGCTGAAGAGACAGTTTCTAGTCGCGGTGTTAATCAGACTTCAGCATTGGAGAATTGCGAGACTTCGGCAATCGGCAGAGCACTTGCAAATGCAGGTTATGCGCCTAAAGGAAAGAGACCAAGCCGAGAAGAGATGACTAAGGTTGTTGCTACAAAAGTAGCAAAGCCACCAGTCCAAGAGGTCAAGGCAGACGATCAGGATTATTGGACTACACCTGTCAATGAGTACAAAGGCGTAGTAGATGCACCTGTAACACTTGAGAAGGCTATGGAGAATGTAGCTGCAATCATGGGAACTGGTGAAGCAGTAGAAGCACCATCATGCGAGCATGGGCACATGATATGGCGCGAAGGTGAAAAGAACGGCAAAGCATGGGGTGGCTACTTTTGTGGGTATGCAACACGCATAGGAGAAGCTAAGTGCCCTACAAAGTGGTACACACTTAATTCACAAGGCAAGTTCGAGCCACAGAAGGCGAGAGTGTAATGGGCTACATCGAGGTATACAATATAGACAAAGACGGTGAATGGACAGACTTAGAAGATGTTCCAATGATCACTACAATTAACTGTCAACTGTGCAACGAGCCAACTTTGGCTCATGACATCATCATTCCAGCATTTATCCAAGACGGCATACTAACCGCTGGCACTTGGCAATGTAAGAAATGTCATGCAGTCAATGGATGATAAAGAGAAGCTTCTAATCTTCCTAGTGCTGTTCCTGTTCATTGGTGGCGTAGCGGTGGGATACATGGCAAATGGCTAAATACTTTATAACTCCAGCACATTACCCAAGCGCACGCTTTACATTTATTGATTATGGTGGCATTGACAACTGCTCCCGCTGCGATCAGTTCCAAGAGGTTAACGACTATCGTAGAGACGATGATTTACTTGTAGCATTCTGTAAATCTTGTGAGGACTTGCTAGAACTTTGAGTCAGCACAGGAAGCACAGAGGTTTCCGCACAGAGCGCGTAGTAGCTGAGTACCTATCGACTTGGTGGCAAGGCGCATGTGTGGGAAGGGGTAGTGGCAAGGACATTGTTAATGTGCCTTTCGATGTGGAAGTCAAAGCAAGATCTGGCTTCCAACCTTTAGCGTACATAAAGCAATTAAAAGCTCGAACCGACATATCGGGGGAATTGGGGTTCGGGGTAATACGATTAAACGGACAGGGTGAAGATGCGCGTGAGTATGCCGCCATCATCCGTTTACAGGATCTCTTGCCACTACTCATATTAAGATACGGTCACCTAGACAAAGAACCCACAGAAGCAGACATAGACCGATGCTCTGGATGTGGGTCATACATGATAAGGAAGTGCTTAACTTGCCAGCCTATGACTACAAATGCACCAGATGCAATCTTAATCAAGAGATCAATCATGGATGGCACAATAGACCAGTAGTGTTATGTAACTATTGCAACGAGCCAATGGTTAAGGTCATAGGGGCAGCAGCTACTCACTTTAAGGGCAAAGGCTTCTACTCAACAGATAAATAGTTATCCACAGAAGTTATCCACAGGGTAATGATAAGGAGACATTATGAAAACGACACGCCATCTGACCAGCACTTATATAAATGAACCAACCCCTCATGGTACGCTAACGGCGCAGAGCCCTTCAGGGGCTCACCGCGACCCGCTGAAGCGGGTAGGTCGCGGGGTGCTAGTAGCTATTGGGATAGCTCTATGCTTCGTGCCTGAAGCAGGTGGATCTAAACCAATGCAATATGTAACTTATAAAGAATATGCATTACATCTATTGAATTATGATTATCAACAATATAAATGCTTAGCAATACTCTATGGTAAAGAATCAGCATGGAATCCTAAAGCTGTTAATGGATCACACTATGGAATACCACAAGGTAAGAGTGAGTGGCTTAAAGACCAAGACGGGTATGCACAGGTACGATGGGGCTTGTCATACATCTATAATCGATACACCACACCATGTAAAGCTTATGAGCATTGGAAGTTAAAGAATTGGCATTAGATAAGTTAAATAGCAGGCGTTACCGCGAGCAACGAGAGCGTGTGTTCATGCGTGATGGTAGAAGCTGCCAGTTGTGTGGCACAGATGAGGGTGAGATGCATATCGATCACATCATTCCACGCAAATCTGGTGGCGATCACAGTCTTGATAATCTGCGTGTGTTGTGTAAGTCATGCAATCTACGCAAGGGTGCGCTTAATGAGGGTGTTTTTTTAGCACGGACGGCTACCCCCCCTGTCTTTCTTGGCAATATCTCCCCGATGCAGTCCGAACCGATGCTGGACAGTCCGTTTAAGACCCGACCCAGTCCGAGTCAATGACAGATAAACCCAAACGCTCCAAAGCCCTACGAGGGGCAACCAAGCCAAGGCTTCACAGTCCACTTCTCAAGGGCGAAAACAAGCTGCAAGATGTTAAAGACTT